AAATCGGTGCTCAAGACCCTCATATCATAGTCTTTTTCTAAAATTTTAGAGATTGCACCATCTCCGCAAGCTGGCTCCCAAACATCCTTGCCCCACACATGAGGCGAACCCTCTCTAATGTCGTGATGCTTCATAAAACTATGTGTTGCATAGTCTGGTGTTGGGTAAAAATCGTCTTTTTCTCTGCTCATATTGCAATGATATATAATAAATTTTATACATTCAAGTGATTTTGCTTGCAACTAGATAAGATTTATCTTATATGTTAATAAAACGGAGGTAAAAATGATTGATCCTTTAATTTGCATGGCAACAGCTATTTATTTTGAAGCAAGAAGCGAACCTATTGTTGGGCAAATTGCCGTGGCAAACGTGGTAATGAACCGTGTTATGGATCATCGTTATCCCGATGATATTTGTTCTGTCATAAAACAAGGTCCTACTTATTCGTGGAAACAGGACTATCCTGTTCGTGACAAATGTCAGTTTAGTTTTTATTGTGATGGTAAAACCGATGTTGTGCCTAACAATAAAGTGTGGGAAGTTTCAATTATGGTAGCTTACGGAGTAATGACCTTTCGCACGTATGATGTGACAGAAGGTGCTACGCACTATCACGCAACGTATGTGTATCCTGATTGGGCTGAATCAAAGGAAAAAACCGTGCAAATAAATAATCATATATTTTATCGTTGGAATTATAAATGAAAAAAGATGATGGATTTCAATTCTCAACTGAAGAAGGTTCTGATTTTTCTATCGGAGTTGATATGGGCTTGGATGTTATGAATTTAATAATGAAACATATCCAAGCAAGATCGATTGAAAACGAACCTGTCGTATCTATTGGTGTTCTAGTTGCCATATTCGGATGCTTGTATGACATGATAGAGGATCAAGATTTATCAGAAGATGAAAATTTTGAACCTGTCGATAAATTAATTGAAATAGCTCAAACAATAGCTAAAAGCTCAAATGCGGTAGAAGGTGTAACAATAAACTAATGAATAAAGATGATATTGCTCGACAAGTTGTAAGAGAAACCTTGGCAAAAGAAAATTTAAAATATTATGAGGAGGACGATTCGTTTATTGATGCCGTAGAACGTATTCGATTGCTTATAGAAACAACAATCGCAATGCGTTGTGAAAAGGCTGGGTACGACATTATCGAAGCAGAAAAATACGCAAGTAAAATCCGTAAAGATTGGCGGAGGGTTCTGCGTGGGTACTAATGCTAAACGTTGACAAAATTAAATCAGAAGAAACTTACGATTGGATTCTCAATCGTCATTATGCCAAACGTGTCCCTAATATCACCGATGCGTTTGGTTTGTATGACGGCAAAGAACTAATAGGAGTGATTACTTATGGAATTCCACCCTCACCATCTCTTTGTCGGGGCATTTGTGGTGATGATTATTCTCACCTTGTTCTCGAACTAAATCGCGTGTGCCTCCTACGCAATAATAAAAACGAAGCTTCGTTCTTTGTTTCTAAAACTCTAAAGATGGTGCGCAGCCCACGAATCGTGGTGTCCTATGCAGATACAAGCATGAACCATGTCGGAACAATCTATCAGGCGTGTAACTTTATCTATACAGGAATATCCGCAAAAAGAAACGAATGGCGCGAAATAGGAACTAATAAACATTCAAAAACTTTGTGTGAGCAAGTGTCCCTAGAAGAGCGTATGCGTGATACCGATAAATATGAGCACATAGCGCGACCCCAGAAACATCGATATATCTATCTGTTGGGTTCTAAGAAAGAAAAGAAAACGTTTAAAAAAGCTTTAAACTATCCAATCGAAGAATATCCGTCTGGCTCTTCTCAAAGATACCAGACGGATGCTCATGTGATTAAAACACAGTTACGATTGTTTTGACCAATAACCGTAAACACAACGTGTCCCATTTCTAGAAGGATCATGCGTGTCA